ATACAATATAATGTAAAAGAAAAAAATGAAAAAGTTGTTTACGAAGTAACAAAAATACCATTACCAACTTATATTGATGTAAAATACATTATAACAGTAAATACAGAATATCAACAACAAATAAATCAAATAATACAACCATTTATGACTTACACTGCTGGAATAAACCATTTTATGGTTGCCAGAGAAGAACATAGATATGAGGCTTTTTTTGAAAGAGACTCAAGTTTCAAAAATGGTGGTAATATAACAAAGTTAGAACAAGAAAACAGAATGTTTACAAGCGATTTTTCACTAAATGTTTTGGGATATTTACTTGGTGCAGGTGCTAATAGTGAAAAACCAAAAGTTATCACAAGCGAAACCATTGTAGAGGTAAAGATACCAAGAGAAAAAGAAATGTTTGGTGAGAGCACAGAAAATGACAAGAAGAAATATTAGGCGTTTCTTTTGAAAGCGGCACCTACTATTTATTTATGAAATACATGGTATATAGGAGTATTCTATAATGAGTGGAGCAAATAAGTATCGTTTCGTTTCCCCCGGAATCCAAATAAAAGAGATAGATCGTTCACAGGTAAATAACCTGAATGACGCTGTTGGACCAGTTCTTGTTGGTCGCGCTCGTCGTGGTCCCGGCATGGTTCCAGTAAAAGTTCGTTCATATGAAGAGTTCGTTCAAATATTCGGTGAGCCTGTTCGTGGCTCAACCGATGGTGATATTTGGCGTGAAGGAAACCTAACTGCTCCAGCATATGCTACATGGGCTGCTAAGGCATATTTAGCAAACTCAAGTCCACTAACATTCGTTCGTCTAATGGGTTCTGAACACCCAGAAGCTAACGCTCAAGGTGCTCCTGGTTGGAAAACTGATAAAACAATATCAGCAACAGTAACTGATAATGGCGGTGCTTATGGTTTATTCATTATACCATCTGGCTCTGCTACAACAGTAACTGGCGCTCTTGCTGCTATATTCTATGTTGATGCAAGTGCAAGTCTTGCTCTTGTTGGTCAAAACCCATCAGGAACAATGACAACCGGCTCAGCAGCCCTCATCAAATCAATCGGCAATAACTTTGAGTTCCGAATGAAAGTTCTCAGTGGCGCAACAGTAAATGATGCGGCCATACTTGACACATCATTCAACTTTGATAAAAACTCTGATAAATATATTCGTAAAGTTTTCAACACCAATCCAACACTTGTAAACTCTGCTATTACATCAGTTGATAATCGTGAAAAATACTGGCTTGGTGAAACATTTACTGACTTCTTGGTAGATACAGTTGCAGCAACTTCTTCATATGCATTTATTGCTGGTCTAAGCAGTGCAACTGCTGATCTCAGTGATTTCCAACTTGCAGCACAGCCAGCAAAAACTGGTTGGATCTTTTCTCAAGACCTAAGCACAGTAACCAGTTCATATAATCCACAAAATATGAGCAAACTATTCCGCTTTGTTGCTCTTGGTGGAGAAGGTTCTGGTGATTGGAATCAACGCTCACTAAAAGTTGCAATAAGAGATATCAAATATTCACCAACACCATTTGAAAAATATGGTTCATTCACTGTTGAAATTCGTTCAACCGGTGACTCTGATTCACAACCAGGTGTTTTTGAAGTATTTACAAACTGTAATCTAAACCCAAACTCAGAAAATTATGTTGCCAAGAGAATAGGTGACAAATATCTTGAATGGACTGATGATTCTGTAACCGGCGAGAAGAGACACAAAGTATTTGGAAACTATGACAATGTTTCTAAACTTGTTCGTGTTGAAATGAACTCCCTTGTTGAAGAAGGTGGTGTTGATCCAGAATCACTACCATTCGGTTTCCTTGGCCCAGTCAAATACAAAGCAGTAACAATAGCAAGTGGTTCAGCAATAACTGGCACCGACTTACTAAAAGCAGTTGGCAGAATACCATATGCTCCAGCGGGAACAAACGATACAGTCAACATGGCTGGTATTACAGACCTTACTGCCTCAATAGTATTCCCAGAACTAAGAATGCGTGTATCAAGTTCACAAGCAGGCGTTCTAAATGACCGCGATACATACTTTGGTGTAGTTAGCAATGTTGCAACTCGCGCTCAGTTCAATGAAGAGTATGTTGATCTTGTAAGAGTCAAGCCATTCAATCTTGATACATTTGTTCCAACAGGTTCTCTCACCGAGTTCTCAACTATCTTTACTCTTGATGACGTAAATGAAGTCTCTGGTGCTGTTGGTAAATACTTCTGGCAAAATGGTAGCCGTGTTGCCGGTGGTTCTATAACTGCTGTAGGTGCATCATACCGCTCACTACTTGACAAAGGTGTAGACAAGTTTGTTATGCCAATGTTTGGTGGCTTTGATGGTCTAAATGTAAAAGAAAAAGAACCATTTGCCAACCGTGTTCTTGGCGTAACATCAGAACCAAGATCAAACTATGCTCAATATAGTTTAGAAAAAGCACTTGATATGGTTAGCGATCCAGAAGTTGTAGAAATGAATCTACTAACTGTTCCAGGTGTAACAAACACAACTGTAACCAATAAGGTTCTTGATGTAGCGAAAACAAGAAATGATACTCTTGCGATAGTAGACATTGAAGGTGGATATCAGCCAACAACTGAAAATGCAAATCCAGAAAGAAGTCGTGTTGGAAATGTCAATACTGCAGTAACCAGTATCAAATCAAGAGCACTAAACAATAGTTTTGGTTGCGCTTATTATCCATGGGTTTCCATTGATGCAGGTGGTGGTATACCACTATGGGTTCCACCAAGTGTTGTTGCTCTTGGAACAATGGCAAGCAGTCAAGAATCAACTGCTGTATGGTTTGCACCAGCCGGTTTCAATCGTGGCGGTCTAAGCAATGGTTCATCAGGTCTAAATGTTCTTGATGTTCGTGAAAGACTAAGTCTCAAACAGCGTGATGCACTATATGAAGTGAATGTAAATCCAATCGCTTCATTCCCAAGTGAAGGTATTGTAATATTCGGTCAAAAGACCCTACAAGCAACCGCTTCTGCCCTTGACCGCATCAATGTTCGTCGTCTTGCTATCTATCTCAAAGACAGAATCGGTAAGATTTCAAGAGGCATCCTATTTGATCCAAACTTACAAGTTACTTGGAATCGCTTCCTTGGAGAAGTCAATCCACTCCTTGCTGATACAAAAGCGCGTTTTGGTCTAAGTGATTACAAAGTTGTTCTTGATAGTACAACAACAACCCCAGACCTCGTAGACCGTAATATAATGTATGCGAAGGTTTATATCAAGCCAGCCCGTGCTATTGAGTTTATCGCCATAGACTTCATTATCACAAATACTGGTGCAAGTTTTGACGAGTGATATATTTAGTAATATAACCGATAAAGAGGAAATATAACAATGAGTTTAATATGGACACAGGCATCTTTAGAACCAAAGCGCAAGTTTAGATATTTGGTTACTTTTAATGGTTTACCAGATTTTCAGTTCTTGGCACAGACTTGTGATCGTCCTGGTGTAAAAGTTGCGAATACCGAACACAAGTATTTTGACAAAACATATAATCATCCAGGTCGTATAACTTGGGAGCCAAATCCTCTTAATATAAAACTTGTTGATATACAAAAAAAAGGTGCCAATCCTAGCATAGATACAAATGAAAGTTTGCTAAATGTATTAGCCAAATCTGGTCTGCAATATTTTGCAGCAGATGGTGACTTTAGAACAATTGGTAAACAAGCAGCAGTCAATGCTCTTGGAGATGTAAGTATTTTAGTTCTAAATTCATTGACATCAACTAATGAAGTTATTGTTGAAAACGGTGGTGTTGCAGAACAATGGCTTTTGAAAAATGGCTGGCTTGAAAGTATAAAACCAGATGGACTAGATTACGCCTCTGATGATATATTGACAGTTACTATGCAAGTTAGATACGATTGGGCACAACTAACATCCGGAGATGGAACCGTAACGCTACCAATCAATCAAACCCAATCCTGATATAGAGGTGATAAATGAATGATAGAGACAATGAACGTAGACTGCAAATAGCAGGCGAAGATCCAGTCTCTACAAATATGGTTG